TTCTCAGAAGAGGATGAAATGGGTAACACGTCTAACACGGACAATGCTACTGCACAAAACGAAAGAGGAGGTGTAATCGTGTCAACCCAAACTGAAACACCAGAAGTAAATGATGTTGTTCTAGAGAAGTTTGGCTTCTCAGAGGAACAAGTTAAGGAGCGCCTCGAACGTTTAGAAGCAGTAGAGGCGGAGGTTAGAAAGAATCGCATTGACGCGAAGCTCGCCGCATGGAAGGAAGAGGGAAAGTCGCCAGCCGTTCTTACGGTTGCTGAGCAAGCTCTACTTGCGGATTCGGGCACATATTCAATCAACTTTTCTGAGAATGGTAAGAGTTCCGAGCTTTCATTGTCAGAGGTTGTTGAGCGCCTAGTCGCTGCTTCCCCAGAGCTTAAGCTTGACGAGGAAGTGGTTAATGAGGAGAATCTTGCTGGCACTAAGCCGCCAGAAGATGCTTCAGAAGAGAACGTAGATTTCTCAGAAGAAGAGAAAACAGAAATTGCGGCTCTTATGTTCGATCATGGCCAGAGCGAAGCTGAAGCGATTGAAAAAGTTCGATCAGCTAGAGATAGCGCCTAATAAGGAGGTGAATTTTAGATGCCTTTCAACTACCAACAGAGTGGCACATGGTACGACGTTGAGGTACTCAAGTTCCCTGCTGGATTGGACGCAATCAAGTCCATTGTTGTTGACGCCACTAACGTAGCAGTAACAGCAGGGGCAAGAAACGTTCTGCCAGCCGGAACAATTATGAAGTTCAGCACAACTAACCCTGACAAGTATGTTGCGTACAATGGATCAGGAACAATCAAGGGTATCCTTAGACGCCCTGTTGACATTGTAGCCCGAGTAACAGAGGGCGATGCACCAGCGGCTATGTATTTCTTCGGATGCGTATTCGCCACATCAGCAATTGTCGGATTCACACAATATGCCTCAGCACTAGTTGCTGATCTAGGCAATTACAACAAGTTCGAATAAGAGGAGGTGAAATTAATGTCCGGATTTACAACATTTGACGTTTGGGATCAAGCCCTACTTACAAACATCATTCGTAGACCGCCAGAAGGACGTGCCGTAGGCGCAGCGGAGGACACTACTCCTCTTCTTGGTGCGCAGATTGCGCCTTTGAAGACCCATGCTGGTAGAACTGCAAAGCTAAAGGTTGCTGAGATTCTACCGTTCGGTAAGGGTCAGTTCAGAGCGCCTGATGCGACACCACCACTCTTCCGTCCTAATGTAGCGTTCAGAGAGGAACTAATCTCTCTAGCACTCATTGACGAAATGGAATTAATTCCAGAAGAGGATTGGCTAGCACTTAACTCAGCCGATGAGAATATCAGACGCTCAGTTGGCGTATCACTCGTTGATAAGGGTAGAATTCTACAGCTTAGAAATGAGAGAGCTACAGAATGGCTTAGATGGCAGGCATTCAGGGGAGCGGTAACTATCCCTTATGATGGCGGCGCATCTAACTTGTATATTGATTACGGTTTGCCTGCGGCTAACAAGCCAACAGCATCAGTTCTATGGTCAAACACAGCATCAGCCGATCCTGTTACAGACGTAGCAGCATGGTCTGATGTTATTGCTGCGGCAACAGGATTCTATGGAACAAAACTCCACATGAATCTTAAGACTTACAACTACCTAATCAATAACACTAACATTAGAAACTCCGTAAACTTCTACGCTAACGGTGCTAACAGCATTCTTAGACCTAGAAAGCAAGACGTTCTTGAATTGTTCCAGTCTGTATACACAGGCTTCGAAATCGTTCTCTATGATAACGGTTATCGTGATGTTGGAGCAACTGGAATTGGGGTTGGTTCTCTAACCAAGTATCTCCCAGACGGCAAAGTTCTAATGACAACTGATTATAACCTCGACGGTACTCCAATTGCGGATACTCTCGACGGGCAGGTAACAGTTTCATCTGGATATAACTCTGTAGATATTAGACAGGGCTTCCAGGCGGAAGTAATGCTTAATCATGTTGCAAAGACACACTTGCTACGTGCTGCATCAGCAAGAATCCCTCGATTGCTCATTCCAGAAGCATTTGTATGGGCAACCGTTGCATAAACAGAATCAATTTAATCACATAGGAGGCAAAGCCATATGGCAACAACAGCAAAAGCAGAAAAAGTTATCTTCGCGGAAGACGCAGTAACAATCCATCTTCTTGATGGTGATGTTACTGAAAACCCAGATGGCACGCTCGTTGAGCCTGTCAGTGGAAGAGTGATGCTTCCGGGGGAAACAGTTGCAATTGCTGAAGTTCCTAGCTATCTAAGAAAGCTTGTGGAGGAGGGAAAGGCTCCTGGTCTTTCTCTCCTCACTCCTACACAAGCTGCGAGGCTAGTGAAGCAAGCAGAGAAATCAAAGGCGAGCATTAGAGATTTAGTAGCTGACGACGACGAAGAAGAATAAAAGGAATCCCGATGGGCGCAATTACTGACATAGTACGTCAAAACGTGCCTGCGTCTTATCGGGCGCTCGTTGGCAATACAAGTTATGATTTTTCAATAAGTGACCTTCAGAATATTGCTGAAGGAGTCCAGTTTCGCCTATATGCAACAATTGCGGGAGTAACTCAAGAAAGCTCTGTTTATACTCGCAATCAAATTGAGTTGCTAGGAGTAATTTCAACTATGCAATTTATTCCTGCCGCAATTGACTATTGGGGTGACCAACTGGCATCGCAAAATACATCTGGCACAAATGAAGATGTAACATATTTTGATAGAAGGCCAGACCTTTGGAAGGTATGGGAAAGACTTGCCGCCCGCGCCGCTGAATTAGCGGACGAAGAGCAAATCAATCTCACTAAACTGAAGGCAATCTTGCCAAGAGTTTCATATGGAGACAATGGTCGAGGCATTCTTGTTACACCCGATCCGGAATTATTCCCATTACCTTGGGATACAAGACGGCTGTCTGAATTATTGCCATTCACTGAGGTGACCACAACATAATGCAATATACAGGCCGCTTATCAATGGAGCTAGTCCAGCGCGAAGCCTTAATGGTGCTTTATGATGGTCTAAACAATATGATTTCCTCAATGAACGCTACTTGGGCGGCGGAGGATGACGTTCTCTTAACCCACCTTGGAAGGGGTAATGCAACGTGGACAGTAGAGCAGATTGCAAACGAAAATTTCTACCCTGGTACTATCCCATCATTAATCAACGCCCCGATAGAAAAATATCCAAACGTCTGTGTGGTTTGTTACACGGGAGACCCGAAGCTTTCATCGGACGATACAGGTGAGAATTATACACATATCTTGGCGGTGGAAATTATGGTGAAATCAGGAACCTTTGATCAAAATTCATCATTAACTGATGGAATTTTTTATGAACAAGAGGTAAACTCAAGAATTCATAAAACCTTGGATGCAGCACATTTGACTCTATTGGCCAACAGACATCTAAATAACACCGTTCCTGAAATACCAGCACCAAGAGTAACAGTTGGCGATCTATTTATTAGAAGAGAACAGGGTGGACAGGGCGCAAGATGGTATTGGCAAGGCGGAAGTCTTATTTATAATCTAGATAAATATGTGGACCTTGTATAAAACAACAGTTAATCGAGTTTTATTTATTGTAATATTCAAGTAATGAAAGGAGGTAAAAATGGCTGACTTTTTCAGAACTGCAATTAACGATAATACCTTTATTCGTAGTCCTGCTCGTCTAATGTGGGCCGGTACTACAATTGCGTTCCCAACAACAATTGGGGACATTATTAATTTGTCAACCTATGATGCTCAGACAGGTTGGAATGATCTAGGTGCGACAAAGACAGGTATTACCGTTACACACAACAACACTGAGGAAGAGTTCGACGTAGACCAGATTCTTGGAATTATTGACGTTCGTCCTGTTTCTTATGAACAGGCTGTTACAACAGCACTTGCCGAGGCTTCTCTTCAGAGAATGCAGGTAGCTTGGCAGGGTGGAGAAATCACAAATTCAGGATCAGAGGAGCAGATGGGCGTTGGTGAACCAACAGTTTACCTCAAGCGAAGACTTGCCGTATTGTTCCCTAAGGCTGACGGAAAGATCAGAGCGCACGTATTCCGACTTGTAACAAAGTCTGCGCAGGAGTCCGCTCTTGCGTACAACAAGACTGGTGAGCAGGTACAGATTCCAGTTAGATTCCGAGCGCTTGCTGATACATCTGTAGTTGATGTTTATACACGAACTCAGGTTATCTTCAATCAGGTATAATATAATTAACAATTTAGTGATATACGCAAAGCGATATCGCCCGAAAGATTTAGCAAAAGCAATCCCTAGGGAAGGACTTAAATGGCCGACCTTAGGGTTGGCCATTTACTTTAAGGAGGAATATGTTTAGAAGAATTTATAAAGGTCCTTTAGGTGCGCTTCTTCCTGAAGAAAAGCCTTATGTCGAGAAATATCCTCTTACGGCCGAAACATTGCCATCTACGGCACATCCTTGCGTATTGGGAATTCCCTGGTATTCATCCTTCGATCTTCCCAAAAAGGACGGAGTTAGATATTGGATTGGTCGAAATAAGGATTTAGGATATGTCAGAGGAGGTCACGCAATTTGTCTTCAGTCTGGTGATGCATCGGCTCTAGATATGTTTTTGTGGTGGCGTTTCTACAATCAGGGGTCAGAGGGAGCCTGTGTGGGTTTCAGCCTCTCTCGTGCCCTCTCATTGATGAACAGAAGCCGTTATGACGCACTCTGGCTATACAAGGAAGCACAGAAAATTGATGAATATCCTGAAACACCGCCAGAAGAGGGTACATCAGTAAATGCCGGTTGTAAAGTTCTTATGACACAGGGAGCTAAAAGATTGAAGGATGGTCAATTTTTGCCACCTAATATCAATAGCGGTATCAAATCGTTCAGATGGGCAACAAGCGTGGACGATATTCACGCTGTTATCAAGCACTCAACTGCAGACAGCCTTGGAGCGGTTCCCCTTCTAAATTCATGGGGAACAGCATATCCAAGAAAGGTATGGTTGCCAGATGAGACTCTTGACAGAATTGTATTTCAGGAGGGCGGCGAATGTGCCGTATTGTTTGATAGATAATGCCTGATTTTATTAGAGTTGAACAGCGTGAAGGCGAGAATTTATTTGAT